ACAACACTGCGCTGGCTGCGGTCAGCTGAAGGAGCCTCTCATGTCTCAATCCTTGCCCCTGCTGACCCTGACGCGTACCGCTAGCGGTACCGTTTCAGCCGAAACTTTTGTCGACGGTGCCGGAGCCACTGCCACTGCCGGTGCGGCAGCCTTAGGCGTGGCACGCACCAACGCCTTGGATGGAAAAGACCTGCCGGTGGATGTGCTTGGCACCACCACCGTGATCGCCAGCGGTGCAATTAGTGATGGTGCCGATTTGGAAGTGGCGGCCGAAGGTAAAGCGGTCGTGCTCAGCACCGGTGTCCGGGTAGCTATTGCGCTGCAGGATGCCGTCGACGGTCAGGCATTCGAAGCCCTGCTGGTGAAATAACCCGAGTCCATGAAGGAGGCTCCTCATGTCCCAAATGAATAACGCTCAAGTACGTATCATTGATCCGATCCTGACCACTCATGCCAACGGTTATCGCCACCAGCGCCACGTCGGCATGTTCCTGTTCCCACGCGTGAGCGTGGGTGTCAGCGGCGCTCAAGTGCTGACCTTCGGCAAAGAAGCATTCATGGAGTACAACATCCGCCGTACTCCGGGCAGCAATACCAAACGTGTCCAATTTGGTTACCTGGGTGCTCCGTATGCCCTGGTACAGGACGCCCTTGAAGGCGTGGTGCCGCGTGAGCATTTGCGCGATGCCAATGCCGTGCCGGGTATTAACCTGGGACAGCGTGCGGTCAACAACGCCATGAGTATCGCCAGCCTGGCACTGGAACGCGAGCAGGCGGCATTGGCACGCGACGCCAGCCGCTACGACGCCGATCACAAAGTGGATCTGTCTGCCGCGAAGTGGACCGACGATGCCAACAACCCGGCCAAGGATATCCGTACTGGACAGGAAGCGATCCGTGAGACCACGGGAATGGAGGCCAATACTCTGATCCTGTCGAGCAAGGGGTTTGCTGCTTTCCGCGAAAACGCCAAGGTGCTGGAGCGCTTCAAGTACGTATCCAAAGACTCCATCACAACCGAGATGATCGCGTCGCTGCTGGATCTGGAGCGGGTTGAGGTTGGCCGAGCCGTGACCTCAGATGCCGCCGGCAAATTCTCTCAGGTTTGGGGGGCTGATGCGGTACTGGGCTACGTGCCTGCCACTGAAGACCCGAACATGGAGGAGCCGAGCTACGGCTATACCTACGCCATGGAGGGTCACCCCATCGTCGAGCAGGCTTACTACGACAACAACGCCAAGAGCTGGGTCTATCCAGTGACGTATGAGCGCATTCCGGTACTCACCGGTATGAACGCTGGTTACCTGCTGCAGAACGTGGGTTAAGGGTTTCCCAGGAGCTGTACGCCACCGGATGGCCCTTTTTTGGAGAGCAACCATGAACCGCTACCGCATTGAGCGCCCTGTGAAATGGAAGGGCGAGATCCTGAAGCAAGGCCATGTCGAAGCCGCTGCCGAGGATATACAGCCCCTGATAGACAGCGGCGCACTGGTCCAGGAACTGACCGCCACGCTGGCTGGCGTGGTCAAGCCGGATGGCGCCGAAATGGACCTCGACGATATGAAGGTTGATGAGCTGAAAGCTCTGGCCAAGGATCTGGAGGTCAAGGGCTATGCCGACATGCGCAAGGCCGAGCTGATCGCAGCCATCAAGGCTGAACCCGTGCAGGTGGATGCATGAGTTACATTACCCCTGATCAGCTCGCCAAGCGACCCGGTGCCCGAGAGCTGGCCCAAGTCGCCACGCCCGAGCACGAGGCCGTGGTTGATTCCGAGCTGATGGAAGCGACCCTGACCGGTGCCGATCGCTCGACCTGGTCGATCGAAGAGATCGAGGTTGCCGATGAGGCGCTGGGCACCATTGAAGATGCCATGGCAGATGCCAAGTCGGTGATCGATGGTTTTCTGGCCCGGCGCGGTTACCTGCCGCTGAATCCGGTGCCGCCGATCGTGACCACCTGGGCTCGTGCCATTCTGCGCTACATGCTGCACAAGGACCGTATTGGCGACAGCAAGGATGACCCCATCGTGCGCGATTACAACGATGCCATGCGGCTGCTGCAACTGACCGCCGATGGCAAGTTCAGCCTGGGGGCCGATGATACCAGTGCTCCGGCGGGAACGGGATCGCCTGACTGGTCGTCACCTGAGCGGCAATTCACCCGCGAAACCATGAGCGACTTCTAATGAACGAACCTCTCGACACCACTCCCATACAGCAACGCCTGCGCGACCAAGTGCCCGGCTTGATTGGTGGCGTGGGTGGTGCAGCCGAATACGGCGCGGTCAAAAGCATACGCGACTACCGTCCCGGCAGCGCCTATGTAGTGCTGGCAGCAGAGCGTAACCCGAATTCACCCGATAGCCCGGAAGGCAACCGGCGCCGGGGCGTCAACCAAGCGCTGTGTACCTTCGGTGTCATCACCGTATCCCGCAACGCCAGAGGGCGAACCGGCGACGAAGTGATGCAGGAAATGCGGCCGTTGATTGGTGCCGTGCGCACCGCATTGATTGGCTGGACACCCGGCAAACCGATTCAACCGATTACCTGGCTCCAGGGCGACGTGATGGAGTACGACGCCAACACATTGCTCTGGATCGATGTGTTCACTACCACTCATTACCTCGGAGGCACCGCATGAGCACCCCGAAACCCACACCTGCAACCGTTGAAGTGGTCCTCTTGAAGGATCATACCCACAACGGCAAACGACTGAAGAAAGACGCGAAGATTCAGGTCACCGCCTCGCAGCGGGCGTTTCTGATCAAGCGTGACATCATCGCCGCCGAGAGCCCGGAGCCGGCCAAGGCAACCACCACGAAAGCCAAGGGCTAAGGGGGTAACCAATGAAAGACTTTTCACTGCAGGGCAAAGTGTTCCTGGCGGAAAACGTGAACGGCAAGCCCAAGTCTGCCCGCTGGGTGGGTGATGCGCTGTTAAAGGCTCAGTTCACCGCCAATGAAGAAAAGCGCCAGGAGTCCTACTCCGGCCAGCGCCGTACCAGTGCGACCATGCAAACCGGTGTTGAGGGTACGTTTACTCTGACCTTCAACCACGGTGAACCGGAGAACTTTGCCATCGGTCTGGGTGGCACAGTGAATACCGTGGCCTCGGGCAGCGTAACCGGTGAAGTCCTGCCTGCGGATCTGGTGGCCGGTAACTTCGTGGCCCTTGATGAGGTGGATATCAGCAACGCCGTGCTGGAAGACTCCGATGCCGCACCGGTCACCCTGACCGAAGGCACCCATTACCGCATCGAAAATGCCAAGGGCGGCATGATCGAGATCCTCGACCCGGCGGCCCTTGTTCAGCCGTTCAATGCGGCCTATGACTACGGAGCGCGCAAGGACATTGCGATCGCCACCGAGACCTCCATTGTGCGTTACCTGATCGTGGTGGCCGAAAACACCGTGGATGGCGCCAGTGACCATGCCCGTGTCGAGCTGTACCGGGCGAAGTTCAACATGGCGAATGAAATCGATTTTCACGCCACCACCCTGAGCGGCCTGGAAGTGGGCGGCACCCTGTTGAACGACGCCCATAACGAGCCCGATCCCGAGCTGGGCGGCTATGGTCGCATGCTGATGCCGGGGGCTGCCTGATGGCTCGGCTGATTGACAAGCCACAGTCGGTTGAGGATCACCAGAGTGATCTGGAGATCCTCAACCCTGAACGCCAGCTGCGTATTCAGGGTGAGCTGATCACGGTACGGGAATACGGTTTTGTCGAAGGCTTGAAAATCCGCCCGATCGCCCAGCCGTTTATCGATAGCCTGGGCGAGCTGTTCAGGTCTGGAGGCTTGAGCACTGATGGGGTGATCGACGTGGTGGCTGAGCATCTTGATGCCGTGCTGCAGCTGGTCGCCACGGCCGCCGATGTGGACCGAGCCTGGATCGAGCAGCTCAACGATGCCGACGGCCAGGCATTGCTGATGACCTGGTGGGGTGTGAACGGCCCTTTTTTCGTGCGTGCGCTGCAGACGCGGGCGATAACGGATCTGCTGGAAGCGCAGCGAAAAGCCGATCAGGCCTCCGCTGGGCCGACATCTATGCCGACCTCATCGCCAACGGACACGACGTCGACCGCATCAGCCGCTACACCGAACGCCAGCTGATCCTTCACCACAACGCCGCCCAGCGCCGTGAACGTCGCAGACGCGCCGATCGGTTGATTGATACCAACCTGGCCATGTGTGCTAAGAAACTGCTGAAGGAGTTGAGGAAGTAATGAAAGCCTTAGTTCGCGTAACGATTGAAAAAGAAATTGAGATAGAAATCACCGAGAAACTCTTCGGCGGCCTGACAGAGCAAGAATACCTTGAGGAATTTAGAAAAGGTCTCTGGCATGTCGACTCCATGATCGATGTTGCCAAATATGCCGCTATAGAAGCGGCAACAGGTAGTCGTGGATTGCAGCTGGATGGGCTTGGCGTGCTTGATCACTCGGACGCTGACCCTGACGTGATTTTTGATATCAAAGACGAAAGTATTGAAACAGAAGTTGTCGGTAAATAGCTGTCTAACTGGAAGCCTGCGCAGTAAAAGCAGGCCTCTGCCCCCCTCTGTTTATCTTCTGATTTTATCGAGAACAACATGACCGAACAGAAACTCAATGAAGCCATGACTACATATTACGAGACTCATGGTGTGGAGAAGACATTGAAGGCGCTGTGTAACCATCTCTGCATCATTGCTGCAGGAGCTGGTATTGAGTTCGTAGCCGATGGACATGGCTATATTGTGGATGTCAGCAAGGATGATGACAATTAATGAGTCCAGTCCCAACTAGAATGGTCTCCAGTGTACTGAGCAACATAGGTAATATCGCATGGATGGATTTTGGTTTTTCATGGCTGTGTTGTTC